GTCGCCTCGCTTTGAATCTGAGCCGATTGCTGCGCCGCGGTAAACGTGGCCCCTATTGTATTGCCGGCGTCCTGTCTATTCTCTTTGCGCAAGTTAACTAATTCTTGGCGTAGCTGTCGCAGCTCCCCTGAGAAGTCCGGCAGTCCACGGATGAATGCAGAGTCCTGTGCGGGCAGAACCATTTCCTCTTTGTGCAGCAGCGCTGGATAGTTGTTGAATGGCACACGGGACAGGCCTTCGGCATGCGGATACCCGAGTGCATATACATCGTTGCGCGCAGACAAGTATTCACGCAACGCTTGCTCAACGCTGATGAGAGTCTTGTCCATGTTTACCAGATAACCGACCTGCGCCTCGAGTGCCTGCAGTTGCGCTTCGGCGATGAACTCTTTCGCACGGGTCACACCGGCTGCGGTAGTCATCTCTTCGGTGATCTTCTTAAACAACGCGTCGTAGTCCGCACCCGAGCCGAAGAATTCCCTGCCGCCTTGCAGCAAGGCCCGCGCAGCAGTTTGCATGCGCTGCACATCCTCGGCTTGATAACCTCCAGACCTCGCCTGAGCAGAAGCACCTCCGTATTGCGCCTGCAGCTCCCACATCTTCTGTCCGGCTGTGAGATTGCTTAGTGTGTCGTCGACGCGCAAAGAATCATTGAAGTCCATGAACGACCGCGTGGCGGACCTCATCGCGTCACGAGTCGAGGTCAAGGCATCTTTCTGCCGATCATAAGCATCACGCAAGGTATCGAGAGCCGTGTCCATGACACCGCTCAAGCGTTCGAACTTCTCCGCGGCCGACTCAGTCTTCTCTGCCACCTTCTCTATGATCGGATTAAGTTCGGCAAAGGCACCGGCAACCTTCATCAACGCTGCATAGCGCTGCCTGTCCCCTTCGTTCTCGAGGTTGAGCCCATCTACAATCTTGCGGAAGAAGTCCCGGTCATAGCTGCGCAATATCGCCTCAGTGAATCCTGTCCAGCCAGAGCCAGCCTTATTGAGTTCAGCAGCGATCTGCTGGTACTTGAACGACGCTTGTTCTTCTGGCTTCAGGAAGTTCGCTGTGTAGGTCGCGATGTTATTCCCGAGTGCTTCGACGCCACCGGACAATTCAGCAAGGCGCACAGCGGCCTCGAGCGAGATGCCATTGAACTGCTTCAGCACGCCGCCGAACGATTGCAACTGCTTCCAGTATTGGTTCACGGCAGACACTTGTTCGACTGCGCCGAGCTTTGCCTCATCGGTCATGCCCGCGGTAACTTTGTCGAAGTACGCCAGCAGCTGAGCGTCCATGCCCGAGTTGCGGAGTGCGTCGACCATCACGAACGCAGACCCTGCGGCCAACGCCTTCGCCAGGTCTTCCTCGCTACGTCCGACACCCTTGTCGGTGTAGCTGCCGCCAAGAGAATGGAACAACTGAACCATCGACGCTGCAGTACCTGCCGGGTCCGTCGATATGCCAACCCCGAATTTAGCCGAGGTGTTCGAAGAGCCGAGCAGCGTGGCCATGCGTCTATAGTTCGCGTTCAGGTCCTTTACCATTGTGGCGGTACTTGCATCGAATTCGTTGCCCATAGCGCCCACGCTCATAGCAGAATTGAAGCCGGCCGAGCCTTCCATCTTCGGACCGCCCTTGTGTCCGTACTTCTTATAGAGTGAGTAGGCTGCAATCGCTGCCAGGGCAACCCAGCCCGCCACGGGCACCGCCATAAGGCCAGCGTAAGCGCCAGCGCCGACAGAGCCAATAGCACCTGCACCAGCCGCACCAGCAGCGGTGTAGCCAGCCATAGCAGCAGTGCCAACACCGCCGAACAGTGTTGAGCCGACATACGATCCGGCCATCGAGCCCATCGTGCCCAGCATCCCGCCGCCGCCAGCCTGCGCGCCGCCCACTGCGCCGCCCATGATGCTCGCACCAGCACCGCTCATTGCGCCCATGATTGTCGGACGCAGCACCATTGTCTTGAACAGATTCTTGATGAGGTCCGCGGCCTTGAGCGAACCTGCCATGAGTTGATCGGAGAGCGATTGTCCAACCTGTTCCCAGGCCTTCTCGAATTCGGCGCTGGCTTTCTTGGCGGACTCTGCGGCAGCGTCCGTGACTTCTTTGCTCTTGATAGCAGCAGCCAGGCGCTTACGTGCCTCTATCTCGTTGATGAGGACCTGCTTCGCTTGATCGTTGCCTTCGAACTTCGCCAGGTCGTCCTCGAGCCTGGCCACAGTGACCTCTTCGATAGCCGACTTGAGCTTGCCATGATTGGCAACCTCTTCTTCAATGGCCTGTGCCTTCTCGTGAATCTTGACAATGTCCTTCGTGGCATTCTCAAGATTCTTTGCGTCGAAATCTTCTTGCGCTTTTAAGGCCTTGACGTCGCGTGCGTACCTTTCGTCGAATTCCTTCAGATCACGTGCGCGTTCTTTATCGAACTCGTCCATGTCGATCTTGGCTTTTTCATCAGCAAGCCACCTGGCAGTCCTCAATGCCTCTTTCGCCAGCCTGGCACGCTCCTTCTCTTTCTCCTTCCGCAGCTTCATCTCTGCGTCAGTCTCACCGGCTACGATCTTGATTTGCTCTTCACCTGCCGCATACATGGCGAGTGCCGCGGCAGCGTTCTGCCTGTCCAGATTTTCTTGGAACTTCTCGCCCAGGAACTTACGGTCGGCCAGTTCCTTGAGCCGGTCCATGTGGCCTTCGGCTGCTTTCACAACGCCGGACCAATCCAACTTCAGCGCGGCATTCGATGCTTCAGCAAGAGCCTTGACCCCAGAGAGCACGCCTTCGATCACACGCATGATCGTCTCGAAGGGCGAAATGAGTTTCAGAAGGAAAGCAATAGCGTCGTTGACAAAGTTCTTGACGCTTTGATTCGCGCCGAGTAGATCTGTCTGCTTACCTAAGCCAAGCATCTCCAGCGTATTCTCATAGAGCGCATCCTTAAGCGCGGACATCCCAGGTATGAAACCAACCGTGATGGCCTGGATTGCCTGCCGCGATCTGGACGTGAATTCAGCATTGGCATCCGACATGGCATCGGTCTGCGCAATCATTTCTTCAGTGAGACTCGTTTGGAACTTTGTCGAGTCCGACAGTACCTTCATCACCTTGATAACTTCACCAGCGCCACGGCCGAACAGCGCCTGCATGATTTCTGTCTTCTCAACGCCGTCGGCATAGTTGCCCATCGCAGCGGCGATAGCCTGCATGCGCTCTGCCGGGTCGAGTGCTTGGATGTCCTTGAAGCTGAGGCCAATACGATTCAGCGCCTTCGCAGCCTTGTCGCCCTCGTCGTCTGTCGACTTGAGCACGCGCGTCATCTGGTTCATGTAGCCAGCCATGCCCTGCATGGATACACCAGCAACGTCTGCGGCGGTCTGTAGCTTGGCAATGTTGACCGCGGAGGCGCCGGTCATGTCCGCCAGGTCGGCGTACTCACCAGCCTCCATCATCAACGCATAGAGCTGCTTAACTGCGTCGATGGCCAGCTCTACAGCCTTCTCGATAGCTTGCGCGCCAAGCATACCTTTCATGAAGGATGCCGCCATCGTGTCGCCGGCATCCTTAGCGCCTGACGCACCCTTCTTCGCACCGTCGCCTACACCGGCTGCGGCCTTCTCAGCCTTCTCAGCCGAACGCGTAAAGCTGTCCAGCGATTCCTTGCCTTGATCAACCTGTCGTGAGTCGATGCCGATGCCGAGTGTAGTTATGTCCACAGACTACTCCTCGGGCTCGGACTCGTCCGGCTGCTCATCCTTATCGCGCGCATCGCGCATGGTCCTGTCCATACGTATAAGCACATCGAGTTCCCACGATGTTGGAACGATGCTGCGGTTGTTGAAGAACGCTTGCAGTTCATGCTCGGAGATAGCAGCCAGGCCGAAGCCTGGCGTGCGCGTGCTGCTAAGACGAAGGAACCACTCCCAAAGATAGTCCGTTCCAGGTGGCATAGACCACTTGCGAATCGCGACAAGTTCATCAGGAGGAACACCATTCATCCTTTCAACAACAAGCAGAGTCTCTAACAGCGTTACGCCGTCTTTGCCTCTTTTACTGCCGCGGGAACTGGCTTCAACGAAGGCGCAGATGTCTTCTGCGATTGCTTCAAAAAAGCGGCCTCGTCCTCCAGACCTTGAAGGATGCGGTCCTTCCAGCTTGGCTTCACAGCCAGTATCTGCACGACACGCTCATTGCTGAACGGCGCCGGCTGTCCCTTCACCGTAAAGCCGAACCAGCCGACGCACACGGCAGCAGCTACCTCGAACTCGTTCTGCCGAAGCGTGGAGTCGAGCTGCTCGGCGCCTTCTTCGGTCTTGAGATCGAAGCGTGTCCGCTTCACAGCCTGGCGACGAATAGCTCGCTGCCGCTGGTTCGCGAGTGTCTTCTGATATTGGTCCGAGTCTTTGCCGACGATGATGAACCCCTCGAGGGGCTCACCTTCTTCGTCCCAGCCCACGGCAACGCGTTGCGTGTTGAGCTCTTCTTGAATTTGCTCTAGTTCCATTACTTTACCTTGAAGTCGTAGATGGTGACGTCACCGACGCCGTAGACAGCCTCGATGCCGACCTGCGCGCTGGTGCAGTATTCAGTCCCTCGGCACATTGCGACGCCGTTGTACTTGGCCGTCTTCATGTGCGCGACGAACTTGGCGAAGTCCAAGTGGACGTTGCCCTGCGCATCGGTGGGATGATTCTCGCCATCGTGCTGGAAGACGATGAACTTCCAGCCTGTCCGCGGCTGGCCTGTTTCTTCGTTCGTGAACTTGCCATTGAGCCCGCCGAACGTGTACTTGTCGCCGGCGAAGTAGACGTGATAGACAACGCCATCGATCGTCGTGTCATGGCTGTACCAGCCAGGGTTGCGGCCATTCGGATGCTTGCCGTAGTTCCCGCCATTACCCATCGGGATCATAATCTCGTGTGTGATGGACGAGTTGCCGAAGCCTTCACCCTGATCCGGTGTCTCTTGGAGCCAGATGTCCCATGCCAGGTGCCACCGCCCAGAGGTAGCTGCGTTCTTCGCCCACTTCATGTCCGCCACGAGTGAGCCCGGCGTCATGTTGCTCAGCTTCATAGGGAGCTTGCAGTTCGGCGTGGTACCAGAGGGTGCCTTCGTAATTATGGAGCCGCCTTGCGCTTGCCAGAGGGCAGCAATGTTGCTTGGCGTTCCAGAGGGAGCTGTCGGGACAGTCTTACCATCCGGAGCGCGCACCACGTACTCCCAGGCGGGCCATTGCTGGGTGTTGTAGTGACCTGGCATGGCGCCGTAGATGATGGCGGGATAGCACTTGACTTCGCTATAGGCGGAGTTGTCGTTGATCTTCTCTCCGGCCTGATTGAACTCGGGCCAGCGCCACTTGATGCGTGCGGCAACACCGCCGTTGGACACTGTCAGCGAACGCTCGACCTCCTGCATGAATTGGTGGGCTTGCGTGCCTTCGTCAATGCCGCGCCGTCCCCAGCGGTTGTCGATGATCCAGTAGCCATCAATCTCCAGCATATCGGCAGGGTGCCGTGCCATGTTGGCAACGGTCGGGACAGAGCCAGATGGCGCTACAGGCGGAGGTGCAGAGGTGGGCGGAGGTCCGGCGCGTGGGTCAGTGGCCCCTTCCCACTTGTCGGCGTTCCACTTCCACCAGCCGCCTGCAGCATTCGATTGATACACAGCGCCGCCCGAGTACAGCAGCAGCTTCACGTTCGAAGAGATGGTGTCGACGTTGTTGCGCCGGACAACACCGTCGGTCACGGTCCAGCGCGCACCAGATGCGTCGGTAATGCCGTCGCCAGGTGGCAACGACGTGCCGCTGGGGCTCTCCGCACCAGCAGCAGGAGGCGGTGCGGACGTGGGCGGAGGCGTGGGCGCTGCCGTAGGAGGTGGCGAAGGCGACGGCACTGGTGATGGTGCAGGCGCGGAACCGGACGGCGTGAACGTACCGACAAACTTGCCGGTGAGCGTGCCATCGAATGTCCCGGTGAGAGTTGTCTGCGCAGGGGCTCTCCTGCTGTCTGCACCATCGTCTGCCATGTGAATGCTCCGGTTGGATTACGAAGGAACGACCGCGCTGTCTTGCAGCTCGATCGTCGTGGCATTCGCCGCCAGTGTAGGACCGCCAAGGTCGTTGAACAAGGCGACGAAGTTATACGTGCGCTTGAGGCCCGTTTCCACGTCGTCCGGCGTACTCGAGTTGAGCTTCACCTTCTGGAGTGAGAACGTATTGAAGTCTGCGGTGTCTGCATTACTCGCAGCCAGCGCGGACACGATGGTCGTCTCGACTTCATCGTCGTACAAGTCCGGGATTTCCGCGCTGTCGTAATAGGCTGTGAAGCTGCCGGTGGCCATGAGCTTGCCGGTGAACACGTCCGGACGGATGTTGTCGCCCACGACAGGGTCAGCAACCGCGCCACGGGCGTCCAGGGTGAGCGAGAGGTCGGTCACTGTACCGCGGCGAGTGCCGTTCACGACAAGCGCACCACCGGCCGCGACCATCACGCCAGTCGTTGTCTCGTTCAGCGGCGCGGAGAAGTAGCGTGTGACGTCCTTCGATTGGTCCAAGCCCAAGAAGGTCCAGTCCAGGCCGGCGTTGCCGGAGCCAGGCAGACGCACGTTCACGGAGGAAGCCTTGACGTCCTGATTGCGCTGGCTGCGTGGGACTTCCGGGAACCATTCTTCGGCGGTGTAGTAGATGTCGGTGTGCCCTGTCTCCGGGACAAACGTGACACCGCCTGGGAACATAAACGCCGATGCCGCTACCGCGGTCTCGATAGACGGGGCTTTGCGATTCAGTGGAATCACGGTGAGGATCAACGCAGACACGCCAACGATCAGCATGTTGCGGCGCGAGTTTGCATTCAAGCCCGCAGTCGGACGAATGACGCGACCGATCTTCGCACCATCCGTGAGCCACGAACCCGTCGTGCGTGTGATGGTGTACGTCGGACCAGCGCCAGCAACCGTTGCCGTGACGCCAGAGATGTTCGCGACTGCGGTGAACTCACGCATCAGCAGCGCTGCGAAGAAGTCTGCATACGTGCCAGGCGAGAACAGACCGGCGATGGAGCCGTTGACGGTCACTGCACCATGCCGCGAGGACATAAGCTGCTTGCGCGACGTCTGCTCGGACTCGGTTGTATAGGACTCTTTCGAACGGTCGAAGGTCGAAGTGTCGCGGCGAATAACTTGTCCGCCAGTGCCAGGAACCGCGAGTGTGCCCTTCGCAGTTTGCCGCTTCATGATTAGGAGCTTATTCGCACCTTTTGCGATTGCCATGATGGTGTCCTCAAGAAGAACCGTTGATCTTTCAACTACTTACTTGCGCTTGCCAGTAAATAGTCACCGGAACCCGCCATTGCCCATCTGCCGGCACAGCGGCCGCTACGGTTGGGACACGGGTAATTATCGTAGAAACGCCGTCTTCAACCAAAGTTGTGCCCCGACGGAAGTGGGTGCGCAATGCGTCTACTCGGTTCTCAGCGTCCCTCGGACCTTTACCCTGCGGATAGAACAACGCGACTTGCAGGAAACCTTGTTCGATGAACGTGAGCGTGTCCATCGGTGTGATCGGATCATTGGGAACGAATCGCGCCTCTTGATACACCGAGCCATCAGCCGGTGGAGAGAACGACACGTTGTCCCAGGCCGTAGGAACGCCCGGTGTAAGAGCTGCCAGATGCTTCTCGAGGGCGCGACGTATTTGCGGCAGGCTCATAAGCTCCTCACCGCAGCGGCAATGTAGTCTGAATATCGTTGCACTGTTAAGCGCACGATGCCAGGTGGCGACGGTGCCTGCTTCGACCATCCATATTCCAGACGCCTTGCGTATGGCAATGAATTGGTAATGTAGACAACACCGCCTGCACGCACTTGGCTAACCGCAGCGGCCACGCGTGGAACAGATACAGTCCCGATCGTTCCGAAACCGTCTTCCTTGTCGACTACTTGAATCGTCGTCGTGTCCGGCGAGCCGACACCTATCATCCAGTTCCCGCGGAACCGGCCTGTGTCGACTGGCGACATCCGAGTCATCGCAACGGTCATATCGATCACGACCTTTCGCACAATGAGGTCCATGGACAAGTTTGTCTTCTCCTGGAACTTGCGGATGTCGTCACTGAAGCTCATGTGCCCCTCGCCTGTACTTCATGAAGGACGACCACGCCTGCAGGCTGTAGCGGGCGAGACTCCACAACTTCGAGCCGAGTCGCACCAAGCGTGATGACATCACCGCTCTGCGGAGTCGTGCCCAGGCTAGGAGCAATAAGCACGCGACGATCTCCACTCTGTATGAGTGAACCATCAACCTCGCGTTGTGAGTATTCAAATTCAACACCGTAGGCACTCCATACTTGTTCACCGCCTTCTTCCACGATGCCGGAATCTGGGTCGTATCCACCAGCCTCGCCCGGACGTGTGAGCAGCACAATCTGTCCGAGTTCGTTGAGCAGGTCGACAGCGGCCTGTGCTAGCTCGTCGTAGAGTGCTGCGGCCACTAGATTCTCTCGAAGGTCACGGGACCGTACCCGCCAGACAATTCAATCAGGCCGTACAGTAGGTCCCCGATGATCGGGTAATGGTCGGACGGCTTTACCGCGGCAGGTGCTGCGTAGCGCAGCGTAAGCGGCCCCACGGTCTTTTCAAGTACGGGCGCGCTGTCCAGGTCGCGGTACAGACTGCCCTCGACGTGGCGGCGTGCGGCTTCAGCAGTGGCAGCGGCGACGTTCGGATGAACACGCGCTACAGCCGGTGTCACTGTCGTGTCCCACAATGCTTCGGGGAGCAAGCGGCGCGCATAGATGAACTGTGTCCCGCGCCGTAGTGCTGCTTCCTTCTCGGTCGTCGACTTGTTGTCCCAGACGTTCTTGGCAAAGCCGAGATCGGTTAGATATTTGTTGGCATCCGCTAGGCTGATGAAGCTGTCATAGCCCGGAGCCGGGTAGACGGCTACAGCCATGATGCTTAGGCCTCTTCTTCTTCGGCTCTCTTCCAGCCGGAACGCTCGTGAATCTTGACGTCGGCCAAGCCCACGTCCATCGTGTCGCCAGCCGCATTCACCATGTGCACAGTCTCGGCGCTCGCAGCATCTGGCGGTGCTGTGCTATCAACAACGGCTGTCATGCCGACCTCTTCATCCGGTCCCGTTGACGGCGCACCGTTCGGACCTTCGCTCGAGTTGGCAGGGCCAGCCTTCACACCATCCTGCCGCACGGTAGGGGGCTCGGGTTCGATGTCGCGCGCAATCTTGTCCACCATCGCGGCCTCATCGATGCTTTCGGCTTTCGCTGCTTTCTTTGCAGTGGTCATCTTTAGCCTCTCGATTAAAAATCTCCGGACCGAAGTCCGGAGCAATCTACGTCCGCCAACTACGGACACAGGAGAAATTACTTCTTCAGCGGATTGACCTGCGGTTGATCACCGGGCAGGTCTTGATTCGGACGCGGTGCGTTCGGATCATTGGGGTCGCCGCCAGGTGCTGCCGGCTCGCCCGGCTCTTCCGGCTCGCCGCGGGCACGACGTGCTGCACGCTCTGCTTCTTTCTCCGGTGAGTGGCCGCGGCCAGCTTCACCAGACTTGCCAGGTGCGTCACCGCCCTTGTTTCCGGGGTCATCGGGTCTTGCCATGAAAAGATCTCCTTGAGTAGATAAGACATAGGGGTCATGCCCCTTGTCGGAAGACACGACGCACCTTAGCGTGCGTTGTGCCGGTCGACCAGTTCAGCGAGCTCAGCCTTCTTCGCGTCTGCCGGGAACTGGACGTTCTTGGCCTTCAGGGCTGTCCGCATCTCTTCGGACGTCATGCCCTCCGAGGGCGGCGTGCCGTTATCTGAGGGCTTTGTCTCGGGTGCCGTCTGATAGCCCATACGTGGATCAGCAGACTCGCTGCCGACCTCATCGATGTCCAGTGGGCGACCCGACGTGGTCATGGGGTACATGGCCGTCGGTTGCGCCGCATTGGGGACGGCCTTCACGACCTGGCTGCGACCGTACTTCTCGGCCGACAGTCCCGTCTGCAGTTCGGCATCCTCGCTCTGCAACTGCGGGATGTTGATGGCGTTCTCGCCCTCGCCCTTCAGACGCGGATCGAATTGCATGCCGATCATCTTGCGCGACTCCTCGTCGATCTCGTAGTCCTGTCCGGGAGACGAGAGAATCTCACGCGCGTCGATGGGCTCGAAGTATTGAACGCCGTCGGTGGCTTCCAGCTTCTTGTTGAGCGCTTCATCGTCGCCGGTGTAGCGTAGTCCGATTTTCATTGAGTGCTCCTTATGGCTTGGCCAGGAAGATCGTGCTGTTGATCGTCGGCGTGCCGCCAGCGGTGTCGTTGTAAGCACGGATGTAGCGATAGTAGACGCCGGCAACTTCGTTGTTGAACGGAATCTCGAGGCGCCCCGTTGCTTTGACTTCGCGTGCAGCCAATTCGACCGGCGTGGTAAAGACAAGGCTGGAAGAGCCTTGGATGCGCACGGTGTAGGTGTTGCCACCAGAGACGTCGACGGCGCTGGTGTCCACCACTGCAACGGCGTCCATGTGTGCATCGCCGACGTCGACGACGCGAGCAGAGCCACCGACCTGAGCAGCGGCGTCCACGGTGACAACACCGGCGTCCTTCAGGAGGGTCAGATTGTCGTAGGTATGAGCAGCCATGATGGTCGCATTCCTTTTCTGTGTGCTGTCGTTATGCGACGAGAGCAAGATTGCCGATGTGCCGAATGCGTGCAGCGGCGCGACCGTGTTCGATCAAGATGCCGTTGTACCATTCGACCCGAGTGCGGAACACTGGCGCGGCTTGCAGCTCGCCCAGGTCGCGAACGTCCATGGGACCGTTCTGGATGCCCTGAATACGCCCGGCACCAATGCTCAGGATGTAGAGGGACGTGGCTGTTGCTGGGCCGCTCGCTGCTGCCTCATCGAAGCCGAGGATGTCGTCGCCGCCGTTCGCTCCGTATGCGACGAGCATGGGGATGTCGTTGTAGCTCGAGATGCGCCGGCCGAATGCGTCCGCGCTGTACGTCACGAAGCCAGCGACAGAGGTCGTGCGTGCTGCCGCGGTGAACTTGCGCCGCATACCCTTCGACATCAGGTAGTGCGTCGGGTTGTCCACGCTGTCGGTGGCGTCATCGATCACGCCGAGAGACAGGGCAGCACCGCCAGAGGTGGCACCAGCCGAGATGACCTGCGCATTCACCAGACGCTTCTGCAGTCCGTCGAACTCGCGTGGGTTCGTGGACGAATCGCCCTTGATGAACTTCTGCGTCCAGCCCGCAGCGAGTGACTTGACCTTCATGCGCTCGTGCGTTGCGCGAATGCCTTGGCCTTGCGTCTGGATGATGAAGCGGTCCACGTCCAGATCCCCGCCTGCGATGACGAGTGCCTCGGTCTGTGGATTGAGCACGCCGGACGATTCCGGGAATGCTTCGTTAACGCCGCGGAAGCTGATGCCCGGGAGCGAGCCTTCACGGTTGTACTTGAGTGCGTTGCCTGCGATGTTCTCGAAAGGCAGGACCTGGAGGATGTCCGATTCCTGCGCAAACATTTCGATGACGGCAGAGCGCACGATGTCGCCAGAGTTCAGCTTGGCGGCTTCGACGAGGGTCAGTGCCATTGTTTCACCTTAAAGGATGTCACCTCTAGTGCGCACCACCCACCGCTTGCTGAGCGCGGTACTGTGTGATGCGTGCCTCGGGCGGGAGTTTGGATAGGTCCGGGCCACCTTTGGAGGCTCCGTTGGTGCCCATTGCACCTGAACCCTGTGCCCTCGGCCAGAGGTGTGGCGCGTTCTCGCGCAGAGAAGCCGCCCACTCCTCGGGTGTGAGGGGCGTCTTGCCATCTTTCCCGAAGACAACGGTGTCGCCACTCATGGCAACAACATTGGCATCGTCGTCGATGGTCCAGCCGGCGCCCTTGGCGCGCAGCACGATGTCTTCTGTAGCTTCAGGCAGTGCGCCTGCCTTCTGAGCTGCCTTGATGATGGATTCGGCCATCGCACGCTCTGCGAGCTTGTCGCCTCGTGCCTTCTGCTTGTCGGCGCGTGCAGCCTCGGCCTTGAGCTTCTTGTCCCAATCCTGCGCCATGCGTTCGGTGCGCTTGTTCAGCACCTCGTCAATCTTGCCCTGCTTGATCAGCCCGGCCTCTTCGTCGTCCGCAAACCTCTTGAGGATGTTGCGCACGGCTTCGGGGTCGATGCCTTCGAACTGAGCCAGGTTGGCCTTGAGCTCCTTCTCTTTCCCAATCAGTTCACCGTTCTTCGCCTTCAGTCCCGCTACCTGCTCGTTCACCGCAGCCTCGATCATGCCTTGCACGAGGGGCTTCAGGTTCTCGGGAATTTGCGGCGGCGCTGGAGGTGCCGGAGTGGGAGAGGGAGGCGTGCCGCCACCGCCAGCCGGATCTGGATCGGGAGAGCGGTATTTCATCATGACATTACGAGTCAAGAACATGGTTTCAAATCCCCTTGGGAGTTGTTGGACCGGACGCTACGACCGATTGTACGTCCCAAAACATGGGGGCAGTTAAACCGACCATGAGACAGTCGTAGCAAATACATGAGTAAATCACGGTCCCGCCAGTCGGACCGCGTTTGCCTCGGACAGCGCCGTTAACGACGCGAGCATAGGTCTGTGATCCGCACCGGCGACACCGCAGTTGATCGGGCTTCTCTGGGAGCGCCTTGGCACGTAGCAGCACGGCGACTTTCGCTGAAGGGGGCTTCGCCAGGGCAACGAGAGAGCACATAACGACAGCAACCATACACCAAGCCGGGATGAATTTCCAAGTTTATTTCCTAACACAGCCGTAGCTGCTCGTCAATAGCCTTCTAGATTCGTCGGGTATGCCTGGCGCAGGGTGAATTTGTTCTGGTATACTTGCGGCATGAACACACTGACCCGCACCCAGGCAATCGCCGCCCACCTGGCAGACGACTTCGCCTTCGCTATGGACGACGACGAGGGCGAGCTGCCCTCCCAGGCTGCTAAGCTCCGCTACGTCGCCGCCATCAACGAAGATGTAACGAAGGCAGAGTTCGTGGCCGCTGCTGTGGAAGCAGGGTTCCACGCCCACTCGGCCGGTGCCAGGTTCCTCGAGTCCCGTAAGGTGTCTCGTTCTTATGGCAGCGAATTTGACGCTTCCGGTCGTAGCGTCCTGCCCCTCGCCGCATAATCTGGTGTATACTAGCGTCAGACCCCAACAGAAAGCAGCAAAATGAAGTTCACACGCAAAGCAGCTCATGTCGCGTTCCCCGCGACGGTCGTCAAGTTCGCCGCATACAAGTGCCCGATCACCGGCAAAGACATGATCACGTACAAGTTCGCGAACGGCGAAAAATCTTCCGACAACGCAACCCGTTTCTTCGGCTTGTTCGCCGAAATCAAGTAAACTCAACTCCTCACCAACAGAAAGCACCTCATGTCCTACGTTCACGACGAATACTCCTACGACAACGCAGTCCGCAACAAGATCCGCCGCGCAACCCGCGCGAAGTTCGAAGCGGCGAACCCCGACCACTTCGAAGTCGTCGAGTTCCTCGGCTCGGCAGCATCGTGGTCGGAGTTCGCGAAGTCGCTGTACGACTCGTGGAGCAGCCGCGGCGGGCTGTCGATCGGCCAGATGGCAGCAGCTCGCAGCATGGTTGCCAAGGCACAGGCTCGCCAGGCCGAGCGCCTGGCAGCACGCAACGCGCCAGCCACCTCGGGCCACCATGTGAGCACCGTCGGCCAGCGCGAGGTCTTCGTGCTCACCATCAACCGCATCATGGAACATGAGGGGATGTATGGCACCTCGTACTTCCACACCTGCACCGATGCGCAGGGCAATGCGTTCATTTACAAGGGCACCTCCGAGCTCGGCGAAGTGGGCGACACCGTCACCGTCAAGGCAACGGTCAAAGAGCACACCGCGTACAACGGTGTTGCGCAGACCGTCATCAACCGCCCGAAGGTGCAGTAATCATGGACCTGCTGGAGATTCTCACTGCAGCAGCCATCACGTACCTCATGTCCGTGATGAGCCTCGTCATCTTTATCACAACGCCCAAAGTCAAGGCCAAATGAAGCACCGCAAATTCTTCGACCTCTACCCGCACGCCGACGTGCGGCACTTCGCGAAGCTCACCCGCGAGCAGCTCGAGGAGGACCCGCCTTGGAAGGCGCTCCGCCGCCTCGACCTCAGTGGCGACCGCCTGGCGTTTCGGGCCTACATCCTGCGGCACGAAGGCCAGCAGACTCTCGTCAACATCATCATGGGCGACCACGGTCTCCCGAATAGGTACTAACATGAAGAAAGCCGACATCCGATTCACAGTGGAGGGGAGGGGCGAATTCCCCCTCGACATGCTGCGCTACGACCGCTGCTTCCCGCGCACGGGCGAGGACGCCGACATGATGCTGCGCCAGCCCGAGCACCTGCGGTCGACCCGCTGCGTTACGCTGGTCGCCCTGGCACGCGACAATCGCTTCTGGCAGCCGACCGAGGGCCGCTGGCTGTCGTTCGGTTGGAGTGTGATCGAAGTCCACGCTATGGTAGAATAAGCGATGACCTACATCCCCACCGAACTCGTTCAAATCACCATCACGCAACGCGAGCTCACGCGCATCCTGTGCGCACTGTGCAGCTACTCGGCAAACACGCTTGTGCCGCACGAGGACAAGCTGGCCAACGACCTGGCGCTCAAGCTGTCACCCTACAGCACCGACCTCCCGCAAGACTAGCGCTTCCGGCCCTTGCCCTTCTTGCCTCGCTGCACGGCGTAGGCAATGGCAAGGGCTTGCTTCAGGGGCTTGCCCTTCTTGTACGAGTGCCGCACATTGGCCACGAAGGCCTTCTTCGACTTCCCCTTCTGCAGAGGCATTACGGCACCCTGCCGACAAGCTGCGCCGCCACGAGGCACGCCAGGCCCGCCGCGGTGAGGTTGAAGCGACCAGTGCCAACGCCTACGGCTGCCAGCACGAACAGCACGATGGCTGCGATTAAGAACGCGAGGGAAATTGGCATCATGCACCTCCATAGATCCGCTTACGGTACTCTTCACGGTTCTCGCCAGGTCGCTTCTGCCCCATGAGCTCTGCGATCTGCCGGTCTGCATGCTCTTGCTTGCCATCCGCGGCCGCGAGCTTCGCCGCCTCGAACTCCTCGCGCGTCGGTATTGACGCCATCAGCTTCTCCTTCATCGCCCTGAAGTCGCTGGCGTCCTCGATAGCTCGGTTCATCATCTCCATGTTACTCTCCTGTTAAATCATGCACCAGACCGCTTAAACGCCTCACCATAGCGTTTGCGCAGCTCATCCAAGGTCAAGTCCTCACCTCGCGCGTTGCGCAGCTCCTCGAAGGTTAGACCGCCTTCGGTGAAGAGCTTAGCCCGAGTGGCTCCCAGCACCTGAACTTGTCGGGCTGGCGTCTGCTTCTTGAGCCAGTCCTCGTAATCAATCTTCCCAGGTACCTGCCCGTCCATGCTGGCACGGGTACCGATGTCGAATTCCTCGATGTCAACACCGAGCGACTTCCACGACTTCGTCAGAGGCACGTAGGTAGAGCGGCACTGCCAGTGCAACCGACCTGGGCCAGCGCCCCACGGGTATTCATGGTCGATGGGCTTGTGCGTGCGCGTGTAGAGCTTGCCATCTCGAACCTGGCACTCGGGCGTCGTGCGTGCATCCAGCGTCGACAGCCACTGCAGATTGCCAATGAGGTCCGAGTTCTCCTCAGTGAACTTGTCCTTGGCGAACTGCGCCGTGTGAGACAGCGCCGTGCGCACGACAGCCGCGGCCTCGCGTCGCGTCACCTCGAGTGCACCGTCGCGGTACTTCATCTCCTTTGTCCCGCGCAGCTCTCGGACGATCACGTCTGTCGTCTTGTTCTGCACGTACCCGTCCGCTATGGTCCGCCGTATGATGCGCGCCTTGCTCTCCTCTTGGTCCGCAAGGAACTCGGACAGCAGCGCGCCCTGGAAGGGTCGGGACATAGCACCAGCGTAGACCTGATTGATGTCCACTCGCGCGATGTCGATGGACGGAGGCATGTTCTGCGCGAGCATGCCCTCCTGGAACTCTAGCTCGAGGCTGGTCAGCCCCTTGATCTCCGCACGCAGCGACTCGTTCAGTGAGGCGTACGCGGCGTGATTAAGCTCGCGCACACTCTCAAGCATCACCTCGAGGCGCTTGATGGTGAAGCGCTCTGGCGTCATGTACTCGAGCTTCTGGACAAGCTCGGAGAACAGCCCAGCGTCCGCGCGGTTGAGGATGCCGATCATGCGACGCACTACGCTGTCCGAGTAGTTGCGCAGGTTCACAGCATGGTCGATCTGGCCATCACGCAACGCGGTGTTGATCGACTCCGCCATCAGCGCGGCCTCGCCTTAGCACGTCTGTCCGGTGGCGGCGGTGCTGCGATCTGGATCGGCTTCGCACCGTTGCCTGCTGCAGCTGCCGCGGCTGTCGCTGCGAGTGCCGGTGGCGTCACTCCTGGGAGTCCTGGCGCTGGCAGGCCCATTGTCCCGAGTGGTTCTTCTTGCTCGACGTCTTTGTCGATATCTTCATTGCTTCGCTCAGTAGCAATGAGGCCAAGACGACGGAAGAAATCACGCACATCATTCTTAGCCAGTAATCCACTCTGCCAGCTCTTTGTGAGTTCAGCCATGAGTTGCGGATTCGCCTGTAGCTGGACGAAGTCTTGCTGTATCTTAAACGCGTCGGCATAGTCCGTCTCTTTCATGTCCAGGTAGCGTGCGCAGTAGCCGATGACCCTCTGATAAGCCTCGGACACGTTCACAACGCACAGGGACAGGACCGACGTCGTCGCCTCGCGGTCGTTGTTCTCGCCCGTTGCTGTCTTGTTGACCTTCGTCGCCTCGATCATGCGCGCGCCGACAGCTACCATCTGCGCTTCCTTGTGCTCCATGGCCTCTTTGGCTAGAGAGTTGGGCTGGGCCTGCGCCATTCCGAATGCTGCGCCCTGCGGCAGCAATAGGGGGCTGCGTGAGCCGATATACATCTTCTGTCCGGTGTACCTTCGCTCTCCGGTGGCGTCCAGCACGTAGGGGTTCTGCATGAAGTCGCGCCACTGCTCTGTGAGTCCGCTAATCCAGGGTTGCACCTGTCCGCAGAAGAACACGCTATCCTCGTAGTCAGCAGAATTGCGGAAGTGAGCAAGATTAAGTTGCGCGAGTCCATACAGCGGAGCCGGGTCGATGCCAGCGTCGTTGTTGTTGCTGCCGATGAACGCGAATGGTATCTCGGTCAACACCGCACCGCGGCTGCGCAGCTCTACAGCCTCGATCTGTGCCTCCTCGCCCGTGGCTGCGTTCTGCACTACGCCAAGGGACACGAGTCTCTTCGTCTTCGTCACGCCAGTGTCCTCGCGCCATAGACGCACCTCCACGTTGCCAGCGTCGTTGAGCTTGATCTCGCGCCACTGCTTGACGAGTATGATGCCCCACTCGCCATCCTCTTCTTCGGCTTCTTCCTCGAGGACGACCATGGACAGCGTCGCTTTGCCGTCCACGATCTGGTAGCGCCAGTTGATGATGGCCTCGGCGTGATAGGCCTTCACGACAGGGTGCCCGAGTGCCTCGGACCAGTCCACGAAGAGGCCATGTCGTCCGACTGCGAGGTTGTTGCTCAACACCGCTTGCGATTGCTGGTAGAGCGACACGCCGAGGCCATCACAATCTTCGAGTAGATATTCGAGCTCAGTTGGGAGGTCAGTCACAGGGTCACGATGGAAGGCCAGGCCGACCAGTCCCTCGAGCGTGAACTGCGTGGCAGGGTACCAGACCGCTCTGCTGCGGTAGGCCTTGTTGCGCGCCACGTTCTCGACGCTGGCGTCTACCGAGTTCAGCATCGGCAGATAGGTGTCGCCTCGCAGCGCGTTGTCTCCGGACACGACGTCGCGCACGACGGACCATCGCTCGCGAACGGGCTGCGGGACACGATTGAACGAGACGTCTGTCGTGATGTCTGTCGGTGCGCTCATGGTGCTTTGCCCTTGCTAAGCCAGCGCGTGAGCGCGCCGCGGATGCCGCCGAGCATCTCCTGCTGCTGGTCGTCCGCGATCAGCGTCGAGTCGATGCGCTGCAGAAGGACACTGCGCCACTCGGGACGTCCTCCCCATGAGCCCTCTGGCACAGAGGTCATGAACTCTTTGCACTCTGTGAATAGCGTTCGCTGCTCGGAAGATAACATGCTGTTCTCCTTGATCAACCATTGGTGCTGAAGCCCATGCTTATCGTCATCGCATCGGTGGCTTCCTTCAGCAAGCGGTAGCCTGCCTCGTCTGCGACGTGATCCTCTGCGTCCGTGTCGATGTCGTCCGGCTTCTTCTCATCCCGCGGCAGCACGGGTATGGTGCGGACGAACTGCGGACAAGTGTTGAAGACGAACAGACCTGCCTCCTCCATGCGAGGCTTGAGCGACGCGGCCAGGCGTCCACGCATCAGGGACCAGCGCCTCATGCGCGAGCCTGGCGTCTTGTCCGCCTTCGTCCAGTACACGCCGAGCGCAGCCTGCTGCTTGCCAGGGCTGTCGCCGTTGATCTCGTCGAAGATGCTGCTGTCCGCTGGACCTGGCGTGCAGCGCATATGGATGGCCCACTCTTTCTGCCTCTCGATGATGCCCGCGGCAATGGTCCTGTCCGACAGCTTGAGCCCTTGATTAGGCTTGCCGTTCCAGCCATACCACTCGTGGATGCGGAACAACGTGCCTCGAGGAAAGGACCAGCGCTTGCCGTTCCCGAGATAGCATTCTGTCCCGTCGCTCTCGGCCCACCAGCCGATGCTGAAGGGCTTCGATGAGCCCCAATCGAATGAGCGATCGATGCCCCACGATGGGGGAATCGCGAATGGCTCGAGGATGTGAATGTCCCTGCGCCAGACGTCGTCGAACATACCGCCTGCCACGATGTCCCAATCGCCCTCTAGCATGGCTCGCACCAATGCAGGGTTGCCAAGGCCCGCCAGGCGCGAGCGGTACTTCGGGTCAGCCTTCATCAAGGCTGGATTGTCCGCGAGCCTTGCAGGTATGAACGAGCGCACTAGACCGCCTTCTTCCTCCGGCATCTCGCGTAGTGCGAACGGCGCAGTGTTGTCGATGAATGAAGCCTTGACCCAATTATGCCCAATGCCGCCAGGATTGCCGGAGACGAGCACGCGCGGGAACAGTCCAAGATATGCGGCAGGGATCGCAAGACCCACCATGCGGACACGGCCTCGGAGGTACGTATACATCTGCTCGGTCCAGTGCGTGATCTCATCGATAAGCAGCACATGAATCTCAGCACCTTGATAGTTGTAGATGTCATGCTCGTATTGGCAGTGACAGAGGTGGATCACAGAGCCGTTGTAGAAGCGTATCTGTCCCAGCCCGTAGTTGATCTTGCACCACTTGAAGACGATCCACATGCCAAGCAGCACAGGGAACGACGTCGGTCCCTCCATGTGATTCTTGTTGAGGTCGGGGAACGTGCGTCGGAAGATGTAGACCTGCAAGCCAGGTATCAAGACGCACCATGCGATTGCCGCGACGCGCATCAAGTGGCTCTTGCCTCCACCTGCTGCTCCTCCATACAAGAGCTCGGTCGCCTTGGACAGGAACGCGAGTCCCTGCTTATACTGAAGACGAAGAATTGTCCCGAGGTCAGGACTTGGATTCATCGTCACTAGGCTTGCCCTCGATGTGTACCGTCAACACCGGAGGCGTTAGCGCTTGTCCGCCTGGGCCTGTGACCTCTGTGCGCGTGAGCTTCGGTGCCACGTACTCTGCCAGCTTGCTGATGAGGTCCACAGCACGCGCAGGGTCCGCGACGACCGGATATCGAATCGTCTCGCGCTGGCCTTCTGGGTTCGTCTGGTACTCGCCAGGCACACCGTTAGCCACGCGAGACAGCCACAACTTCACGTTGTCCTGATTCTCGTCGATTAGGTCCTGCACGATGGCCTTGAACTCTTTCGTCACTTTGTTCTGCACGCCCTTCTTGCGACCGGAGTTCTCGAGCTTCTGTCCACGGAAGTTCCAGCCTGGCGAGCGGTCCTCAACTTCATTGTCGTCACTCATGGTCGAAACCCTGTAGAACACTGTTTAAGTGGCACAGCGGAAAGTATAGGCCAAAACGCCGGCTGTCAAATCGCGCAATGTCCAACATCAACACCGCAATGCTGTCACCCCGAGTTCATACCACACGCGATTCAATAGCCTCACGCCTCTTTCTTTGTTGTTGCCTCCACTAAGCAGCGCGATCAAATCGTCAGCATTAGTACGATGAATCTGGCTGCGGTTATAAGCATGGAATAGCGTCATGTCCTTTGTGTTTCGAAGCAGCACGCAAATGTCTGGACGACGACACCAGAGCTGCTTATAAAACGTGCGACTGCTTAGCTTAGACGTCTCTTCCTTCTCGAAAGATATACTCGGAAAATGCTCCGACAGCAGAGCTTTCACATGATCAACACCGCAATCGACTGTGCTCGCTTGAGCCATAAACTTTCCCTTCGAAAATAGTAAAACCCCTAAACCCCGTTTTTAACACCGTTTCCCATAAATCCCCCTATGTGTGTTTTCCCCGTAAGGGGTTTTATGGGAAACGTCCCATTTAGGGGGTTTAGGGGTTTAGGGTGTTGTGACTGTGGACCTAAGTACGGTGTTGATCGTAGAAGTCCTGCATCCCCTTAGCCTCGTGGAACAGTCGCTCGCCCTCGTACGACAGCTTAACCCAGCGCCAGGTCTTCATGGTCGCTCCCTCTTGCATCTCCATCGCGTCCATTTTTAGCTCGACCTTATTGACTTCGTCCGTCCACCAGCGCACTGCTGTCTTCAGATATTTGTTGAATTGCACACGGTTCTTTACGCGGACAATCCCGTTCTGTTTGCACCATAGCTGATACATATTGTAGAACAGACCATACTCGATATCGCACCGCTGAACCATCGACATCGCCTTCCATGTCTCACGCTTCTCTTTGCTACCGCCAGTGCCAACGAAGCTCTTCAGCTCTTCGATCTTTGGCTTGCCAATGTACTCTGTCGCCTGGCGGACAAACGAGCCGATGATGTCCATCTCACTGCGGTGTAGCGCGACCTGATGCTTAATCGTCGCCGGTAGCTTGAGCCCGTTCTTCTTGTACTTGTCAACGGCGTGCACTGCCCATAGCAGCACCTCTGATCGTCCCTGCGGTGTTGAGCATTGCTCCAGCAGTAGCTGGTTCACGGCATAGTCGGCATCACCGTTGTCCACGTCTTCTTGTGGCCCGAACTTAGCTGCCGCAGGAAATAAAAACAGCCGACGAAACATGGCGTCATCGTCGGCTGGAATGATTGGCTTATGATTCGTTGCGATGGTGATCTTGTGCGTCGCTCTGAACGTCTTGTAGTTCTCATGCGACCCGCGGGCGGTGATCGTATCGTCACCTGTGATGGCCTTGATCGTGCCGGCCTTCAACTCTGCATTGTCTTCTGTCTCAGAGCCGTGTGCAAAGCGAATACCGTTCAACGACGCCAGCGCATACTGCTCATTGTTGTCCGTTCCGCCTTTCTTGTTTTCCAAAAAGCCTTGAGGCAATTTGCCAGCATACGCGCCCAATGTTCTAGCGATGACGTCAATGAACAAGCTCTTGCCGTTGCTGCCTTTGCCGAACATCATCACGAGCCCGTGATCTCTGCGCAGCCCTGTAATGCTGTATCCAATCCAGGTGTGCAGGAACTCATACATATCCTCTTTCTCGAGGCAAATCTGCCGGACTACTTTCTCCCATCGCGAATAGTCTGCATGCGGATCAAACACGGTGTCGGTGCATACCGTTAAATAATGATCTGGCTGTCGCCAATGCAGGGTGCCTGTCTCTAAGTCGACGACACCGTTCGTACAGTTCAGGTGCCACGGGTTCGGGTTCATCTCTACAGGACGCGGCTCGTGGACAGACTTCAGATGGTTATACACCAGCGTTGAAATCTGGCTTATGGTGCTGGCACGACCCCATCGTTGAATCAACTTGGACAGATGCTGTCGCTGCCGATCAAGCTCATCGCGCCGCTCTTGTGGCGCCGTGCGAATGTCTTCGAGCAGGATATTAAATTGATTGCGAATGACATCCACCGACATCGTGGACACCTGCGCGTTGATCAACTCTCTAACACTACCACTGAACCACATTCCTCGCTGGACGTTGTACGCGAAGAGGTCTGAGCCTTTCCCCTTCGGCCCGAGGTCCATGCAAAACAGATGCCCATACTTGCTGAGGAACGCATGCTTGAGGTCGGTGTCCAGGGTGCCGAGGCCATCGGCTGTAGCGTGATCTGCTAAGTCCGGATGGACTACCTCTACGCGCTTGCCTTTCGGTTGCAATCGCTCTTGCCGCTCTTTTTCATTTGCTCGTTCATTGAATGCGTCCGCTGGGTTAAGTGGGTCTGTCACGCGTTCTCTCCGTAGAAGGGTCCACGCCTACGGTGGCCCTGCTTAATGACTTCCTCGGCCACCCATGTCTCGAGGTCGCCCCAATTCTTAGCCTCACAGTGTCCGTGATGGCACTTGAAGCCACCCATGTAGCCGTTCGCCTTCATGGGAGGGGCCACCGCCGCGCCGGTGTTGCTGCGTGCGGTGTGACTCTCGATCCATGGACACGTAATGTCCATCCAGCCGCTGCCAGTCGCATGCTTGACGCGACCCAGCCGCTTGAGTGCATATTTGATGAGCTCGAAGCAACGCTTGCGTTCCATCGTCACGCCGTCGTTCGGTTCAACGAAGTTTCTGAATCTCTCGACAAGGCCGAACGCGTGTCGGAGCTCGCTCCACGACGTTCGTATATTCGGCCGCCAGACCCAGACCTTACAGCGCCAGGGCACGCCATCAACGATGCTGGTAGGCTTACCATTGATGCCCTCTGGCAAACGCAGCACACGCGTGACTCCGGCCATGCCAGGGTCAACACCGCCTGCTGTTAGCTTCGCGATGATCTGGCGAATGGCATCCGTCACTCTCTCGGCGCTGGGCTCGGGCTGCTGTAGGAAGAACGACGCTTGGAAGTTCCCAGGCGACGACTCAACGACAAGCGTGGGCACAAGCTCTTCGGGTATCACGTTGAGCGGGAGCTTCGTGCCTATGTCGTCGATCATGATGCACCACGTCTTAGCGAACTGAGACTTGCGACGCTTGTACCGTCCATCTTCTTCCTTGAAGCTGCTGATGGCAACGTAGTTGTTGCGGTCGTGATGCAATGGGCAAGCCCCACTGTGCCACGGTGTACCGACCCATGCAGTCGGGTCGGCCTCGCTGGGGTTGCCTCTGACGGAGCAGAGGATAGCCCGTTCGTCTGGTGCTAGGTCTTTGAATAGTTCTGCAAGAACAATGGAGTTGGTCACGCCAACTAATGCGGGCA